CTCAAAGTCTTGATCATTGGCTAGGTAGAACAAGATACTATCCCTGAGATTGTTGTTATGTGTATCGGTAGCAGTGTTCATAGATCGATCTGCATCTAGTTCCCCGTCATAGACAAGCCACTCAAGGTAAGCTTTGGGTATGCGGTGGTACGGCATGTTTCTAAGTGTACCCATCACGCTCATGTCCCAAGGCATTCTCTCTACACATTGCAAGAGAGTGAAAGCTACACCGTCATAATCTTTGTTGATTACTTCCCCTGCTAAGTCTCTGCTTTTAAGCTTCAGATAATCTTTGTTCTTTAGCATCCGTGGATTGACGAAGTGCTTACAGTCAATAGGTCTGCAATGGTTTGTCTTGAGAAGATGTCTGTCATAAGTCTTACTGATCTCAACCAAGTCTTTGATTTTGAACCAGGTTTTTCCTTTCCAGTTCCTAGGCATGGTGGTGAACAACTCTGTCTTATTGTCTTGCATGTACCTCTTATATGATCTCAGTACAGTGTGCGTTTTCATTCTGTTGCTGATGTATTTATCAACACGCACACCCCTGCTTCGGATATGAGGGTCACAATTGTCGGGGTTAAGAACAAAGACTCTGTTCATCTTATTCCTTATCCAGTCGGCATAGATATGTCTTTGCTCCCAGCTAACAAGTAGGTCATCGTCTTTAGTAATAGGTGAGCCAGCAGTAACAACTCTGTAAGTCCAGTTAGGGTTGTGCTTGTACCCTTCAATAAAATCGGCTAGAAGATTACCAGCCTTGGGCATTGCGCTATCCGATATGAGTAGTGCCATTGTAAACTCCTTGTTTGATTTGGAATGAGTGATAAGGGAAACAAAACTAATCGAGCATGGGACAACAATACTTTTCACGGACAACAACAAGAGGCAGAACGAACCGAACTAGGAAAAAAGAATACCAGTAAGGACAAAAGCTTTTGCTTCTGTTCTCACTGGTAGTATTCGGAAAAAAAGAATGCCTTCTAGCTTGCCCTTTGATGGGTGCTAGAAGGCTGTTCATTTAGAAGGGCATGTCGGTGCTGCCTTCTTCTTCTTTAGGTTTGTCTTTCTCTACTCTGCCATCCAACTTAAATGTTGCAATGGTAATGTAAAGATCGGGGATATTACTAAGCAAGTTTGCCTTGCCAGTTTCTTTTGCTTTTGCTTCATTCTTTTTTACTTGAGCTTGCTTATCCTCAAGGGTGTTAACCCTTACGGTAACTTCGGTTGCTTTGCCGTTGATGAAGCCATTGCCTCTGAGTACAGGTACAACTTCACCATCTTTGTTGGTGGTTGTTCCTTCACGCAGCGCAATTAAGGGGTTCACTTCATTCATTGGTTTGTTCAAGCCTTCGCCTTCGCAGAGTACGAAGCTCTCTGCATCTTGCTTGATCCAATAGGTTTTGTTGGTGTCTCTTCCGGTGTTACCAGAAGTGAAACCGTCACCTCGTTTCCAAAGTCGAGCGAGTACATTACGCTCGGTGGCTTCGGCTGCTGAGTTATTCTTTACAAATTCTGTAAACATTTTAGTTCCTTTCGCTAGAGTTATTCTTGTAAGTTTTAAATGCAGGGGAGCTAGACTTGAATAAGTAAGAGTCTAACTCCCCGTGCTCGTAATGTTTTTGTCTAGAACATTACGCTGATTTAGTTAACAGTGATCTGGCTTGCCTCAGTTACCTTGATCTCAGGCTTGGACTTTCCGTCTTTGCCTTGGTAGGTTTGGACATGGCCTCGTACTGTTATGGTCTTGCCTTGCAAGCTTGCATAGTTCCATTGAGGACATCTGTTACGATCAATGTAGATCGTTAGCGAAGCTTGTTTGTAGTCCGTGGTGTCATTCAAGATGGTAGATTTAGGCTGCTTGGTTTTGGAGTCCAAGAAGTCTTTGCCAGACAGTACTGTAAACTTAGTTACTGCATCTTGATTCATCTTTGATGTTGCAGCCACGCTCGGTGCGACAGGAGTACCTTGGGCATAGTAATACCCGCCTCCGATAGTAGCTGCAACAATGCCAGCAGCAATCTTTTGCTTAAGGTTGCTGTTTAAAATCATAGCTTTAATGTTTTCCATCTTAGAATCCTTTTCTGATTGGGTTAGGTAGTACCAAGATTAAATAACGGTCTTGGTTTCCGTTGCATCTTCTTGCTTTGGTGCAGCAGTGAAGAAGTCTTTAAGTTTTTTGAACAGGTAGTCCAGCACCAGAAATGATGCCGGAACAATGGTCAAGTCTAGCTTGCCAAACTCTCGGGTTAGCTTTATGCTTGCCGGAATAAGGCAGACTACTAGCAGTTCGATCCATCCCATTCGTATCCTCCTTTCGCCCAGAACGCTTCGGTGCGCTCCTTGCGAATGTTCATTACACGAAGGAGATCCTCTTCCCTGAGCCGATCAGGGTTACCTTCATGCCGTTTCTTTCGTAATAGTTTTAAGGCTTTTGCAAGCCTTGCTTCATAAGTCCGTTGCGACTTGCTTGTCGCAATCGTTTCTATAATCTCTACTAACATGCTGTACTCCTAGAGTTAGACTGGCTGGGTTAGATTCCCACAAACAGATGTGGAACAAACCCCAAGACCACAAGGAGAACCGAGCGAAGAGAACCAACCCTGAGACAACCCCTCTGGTTTATGTGTTTAATACTTTGAGGTTAAAAAGAAACCCCACAACACCTTGGAGTAGGTGTCATGGGGCTGAGGAAAGGCTAACGAGATGCAAGCCAGAAGCAAGTGTTTGCTTCCATGAACAACAAGCCTACTGTTATTCCCAGTATCATTCCTTCGCTGAATCCATTAAAGAATAAAGCGATAGGTAGAATGGTTAGGGTCAAGCAAGCAGTAATTAAAGTACCAATGAAGGTACAGTAGTTAATAAACCTATTCATCAAGCCACTCCTTTATGCTGGATTTAATTTTGGCTTGTTGCATTTCTGTATCATAACCTTGCAAGGTTAGATCAAAAACTAGCACATTCTTTTGCTCATCAACGAACAAAAGATACTTGCCGTCTTTGTATGTACGATCCATGTTTGCCCTATTAATATCCATAGGGTCCATGAACCATATTTCTTTCACCCTACTAGGAATTTTTTCCATCATGGATGGTGGTGGAATAAGTATATCCCTATTGCATGGATCGAATGTCCATCCATCGGGTAGGATACCTTCTTCATATTCTTTTTCCATGCTCTTAGCTATCTTGATTGCAAGAGGAAGAGGTATACCTTTTTCTTCTTCAGCTTTTACATTAGCTAAGATTTCGTTTGCATATTCTTGAGCACAATACGCATTGAGCAAGAGCATACAAGAAAGTTGGAAGCCAATAAGTACAACTAACTTTTGGCGAAAATTTACACGATGGTTTAAACTAAACATTTACGATCTCCTTGGTAGATTTTAATTGGTTATCATTCTCAGTCTGGACAACAAGTCCATTCAAGAAACGAGCGAAGTCATCGCTCGCTAAGATTGAAAACATCTTGCTGGTAGAAACATCTACCAAGCATGTCTTTTTTTCGGTGGGCACTAATCGTTCTCTAACTTTTTTAATCCTTGGCATGACATCTCCCTGTGACAAAACTGTGTAAGGCTATCCACGCTGGACAACCCCAAGACTAGAAGGGGAATCGAGAGGGGAAGATTGAACCAAGAGACTGGCCAAGTCATTTTCCCTAGGAAAACCTCACTGTAAATCCTTATATGTCATACACTTACAGCGTGTAGGTAATGATCCATAACTAATTGGCCTCACTTCTGTTAGAAAGAGGACAAGCTTATCCATTACTCCACATATAGGATTGACTTTGGGTTTGAATCCCCCCGACTACAAGGGTAAGCAGGGTGTACATTTGTCACGCACTCACAACAACAGCGGAGGGCGTAGCACGGAGCACGAATCCAGAGCGAGCGTAGCGAGTGCAGGGTTTGGTAAAAAAGAAACCCCTACCCTTGCGGGTAGAGGTAGGGGATTAGATAGGCATAACCTTATCCTTTGTTCCACGCTTCATGGTGAAGTTTTCAAGGATGAAGTTGATGCGATCATTGAGTTTGCCGATCTGATGAAAGGCAATGTTTAGCTTCTCTTGCATTTCCCAGAGTTGATCTTGCAGCACTGCTTTTTCGCTGTGAGCCAGTGGGTTTAGTGCTTCAACCTTTGGCTCTGGCATTGGTTCGCCAAGACCTACAGCTTCTTTGAAGAGCTTGTAGTAGCTCTCATAGATCATGCCTTTGTCCTTGGCCACTTGGCCTTGAAGAACCTTGATTGATTCTTCATCTCTGGCTTCAACAGCCAGCGAGTACTGAATCTCAAATTCCTTGGCCAAGGATTCAAGAGCTTTGGCATGCCCCTTGAGTTCGGTAGCAGAGCACTTCTGTGCTTTGTCTAATCGTGAACAGATGTTAACGACCTTGGATTGACTTACGGTTACGGTAGCTTCGGACATGAGATACTCCTAGGATATTTAGTTATGGGACTTGCATGCTGAGTGCTGCAACCATCCCCAAGACATTAAGGAGTACAGTCCGTAGACAAGTGCGTAGCCCGTGGGAGCGAGCGTAGCGAGCGCATAATGTTAAGGGAGCACGAAGTGCGACAGGAAAAAAAGAATCCCCACCACCCGAAGGTGATGAGGATAGTCTTAGTTAGATTTTCGTCCAGGGTAGATACTGCTATTTGGTCCTAGTTCCGTAGGCTCAAGCTTATACCTAATGAAAGACGGAATAAGATTTCTTTGTTGGAAGTCCCCAGCAGAGACTACCTTAAATGGCCCAATAACGGACAGGTCTTGATAGGTTGTGCTACTTAAGTAGATTGTTTCCCCAACATGGGGATACATTCCAATTATGTTAGCTTCTATGTGGTAAAACATTCTAACGCTCCTTAATAAAAATGTGCTCAGAGTCCCTCTGAGCGGGGGAGTGTACTTGACTTCTTTGGTTGCCTAGGCTTTCGCCTACCAAACTTTGAGGGGTATTTCCTCCAAAGCCGTACACCTTTACATAAATTTGGGAATACAATCCCCACGACATTAAGGAGTACAGTACGAAAGAACGAGCCGAGTCGATTCCGTAGCTTTGACCCGCCAGAACACTGAAGCCTTACTCCCCCGCAAAAGACTATCCCTAGTTCCACGGCGGGGGCTTGGAACCCCGTACCACCTAGCGTGGTAGCGTGTTACACCCCACCCCCTGCTTGCACAGGGAGTGTGTTGGGTGTCCTCCACAATTAGATACAAGCATCAAAACTATCCATCTGAAACTTCTTGAACAACTTGAAGTAAACAGGGAAGGTCTTCCTTCGGCAAAGAAGATGATCTGTTTTCTTCACTTCCCTGAGATGTGCAACATGTGCCAAACCAACCCATAAGGTGCGGTTAGGATTAGCAATGCCCCACTTCTCAAATATGTTCTTGATATCAGTCAGATGGTATTCAATCTGAGTGTCCATCCACTCGTAGGCAGCGGGCTTTAACACCCACTTACCCCGACTGAACTTCTTCAAAGGACGAGGTACAGCATCCTTAGCTGTGAGATTGCACATGGTACGATACCTGTCTTTCAACAGTTCTAGTGCATCCCTGTTAACCTTACGATCACTATGAAACTTAGCACCTGTGAGAAGTGCAAGGTAGTGATTCCGGATACGAACTTCCTCGATCTTGATATCGACTTTCTTGAGAGCCGATTCAACTTTCTCTGAGCCAGCTTTCACTAGCCGTGAGAACCAAGACAACCCTAATCTTTTCTGATCTTTGAGGTCAGCTAAGATTTGAGGGTACTCGTATTTATCAAAGAAGCTTTTGCATTTCTCTAACATAAACTCGTCAATCAACTTGTCTGATCGAAGAACCAAATCTCCAATCATTTTTGCAGCAGTCATCTTGATCCATGCAATATCTTCTGGATCTCGAGTTTGCTGACAAGTGTCTACGACATCTTCCATTGGGACCATGATGTTGTTCCGCTCACCGTTGGGATGAGCTAGATTCCAAAGTGTAAGTACATTGATGATCGTGCCCGGGTTTAGGCCGTCAACACCAACTTCTACTAAGAAGTCCTCAAAGTCGTAATCGTCTTTGTAAGACACTTTGGCTCGACTCTTACTGGGTAACTGAGGAATCTTTTCTCCCCGTGCCAACAAGATCGCATCCCGCTCAGTCGCCTTCAACGGCATCTTTGCAGGAAGCTGAATATCGGGAACCTCTATCGGTGGTGTGCCGATAAAAGTACACACATTGTATTCACCACGGTCTGACGGATTTCTGTGCATGAAGCACACGACCTCATCACCCCGCTTACGGAAGATGACCGAGAGCTTATCATCCGCATCCATGCCACCATGGTTACGAAGATTCTCGAAGTAGGTATCGTCTGATACTACAAAGAGCATATACTCTTTGCAGTACATCACTGCACCCTTCGGTACAGTGTAGTCAATGCCGAGCATTCTAAGAACACTCTCAGAGACCAATTGACAATAGACAGCACCAGGTATTTGAACCCTAATGCTCAACTCGTATAAGTCAGCAACACGCTGCATCCCAGACCGCCACACTCCCTTGAGCACGGCAGGGAGAGATCGAATGTCGCCCCACTCTTTCCACTGACACAACCACATACGCTGTTGTGTAGTGTGGCTCTCTTCGATTCGTCCGTGAATTAGATCAAGTCTTAACTCATCCAACGAGTCTTCCAACTCATTGGTATCCATTGCAGCGACTTTAGTATCAAGAGCATTGTTAACCCAGTGGTAAACACTAGAGTCTTCAACCTTGATGTTGAAGCCACAACCAAAGGCCTCTGGAAAGTTTCTAACCGCTTGACGGTTGGTATAGCCCTTCAGCTTACCTGGTTGTGGATCAATCCCTACATAGGCATAGTCACCATCAATAACTAGTTCTTTCTTGATGTTGGTCTTATGACAGACCACATCGTGTGCCATGTCACACACAAAGAACTGACCTTTAATAAACCCAATCTTGGGAATGAACAACCTACCATTGAATACCAAAGTAGAAGTCAAGAGTCTCATCACTCCCGCTTTCTCTTCGGTGTCCATACCAACTTTATCTAACCTAGCTGCGGTCTGTCGAACAATCTCAGCAAACAATCTGTAAGAGATAGCAATGGCTCCATCCATTACTTTTTCATACTTGCTTACATCATCTCCTACTAACTTTTTGCCATCAGATGTTGTCTTGTCCAGAATCTTTACGGAGTCTGGATTAAGAACATTAACACCAATCTTTGCAAAGCCAAGGTATGGCTTAAGCAATTGCGATGCTCTCTTGGGAGTCTTAAGCCCCATCATAAGCTTAACCCCAAGAGTCTTGAACCAGCCGAAGAATGTAACCTTCTCTGGCGAAACCGCAAAGATGATTGAGTCACCTTTGTGAACGGAGAAGATAAGATTGCCCTTAAGAGCTAAGAAGAACTCTTTGCGGGCAACGGAACTATCATTAGGACAATTCTCAGCCTCCCCAATGATGGGGAAAGAGTACACACGGTACTCCTTGTCTAGCAAGTCGAGAAAGTGATAAAGCCTACCGTGAAGACCAGAAAGGTTCTTTGAGTCTGCAATAAGCTCGAACTCGAAACCCTTCTTAACAAAACCAGATAAAGTAATATCAAAACTATTCATATCAAGATACTCCATAATAAAAGAAAAAAAAACACACAAACAAACGAACAAGTTAATCACCCATAGTTGCTGATTCCCAACCCCGTGAAGGGTAGAAGTTGTTGTGCCACTTCTCGGTGTTAATCGAGCCGTGATCTTTGATTCGCTTTGCCATTGATCTGGCTTCTGCCATTGACTTGAAAGTCTCTAAGAGTTGAAGTCCTAACTTTGGACTCCACCTTATTCGGACATAAAACACATCACGGCTTGGATCTCCTGAGCCAAACGATGCCGTGCATACATCACGATTACCAAGATTCCAACGAACAAACTTTTGAACAGTACTCATAACTCAAACTCCTTAAATAAAAAGAACAAGCCCATGCAACACGCATGAGCTTCAACAAACGAACAAGTCACACTCACAATGAGCATGTACTATCTAAGAAAAACAGTTACAACATCTTTGACAGCCAATTTGTTAGCAGCAGCTACACACCCAGCATGTTCTGATGCAAAGAAAGTTACTCCATCCAAGTTGCTGCGTTCTTTAACTTGCTTTGGGTGACAACACAGAATTTTTGTTATTTTGACATTAAATTCTTTAAGAACTAAACTTAAGGGGCAATGAGTATTATTTGGAAAAAACCAAACATAACCATCAGACCCACCGTGGATTCTTAGAATTACATCTCCATCGGTACTCTTAACTAATTCCCAAGCTGGTGCATTGTATTGATCCATCCAGTCAGCTACAGCAATAACTTTTGCTACAGTAAACTTTCCAGCAACTGGATCTGCTACGCTACTTAGGTTTGCTTTTACATACAAAGCTACTGATATCGGAGCAATAAAAGTTACAAATACAATAGTCAAACCAATAATAAAATTCTTCATCTGAAACTCCTTAGTGATAGAACAACATCAACACTCCCCTGTTTGCAACACACACGCATCGCACAAGTCACAAGGGGGTAGGGGTGTCAATTCACTTTCACACAACCACATAGGAATACCCTCGACCATGCCCTTAATACGGGGGTTAAAAAAAGAACGCCTGTCAAAACGACAGGCGCATAGTTGGGTTTAAATTAAGAAGTGATTACCTTCGGTTTAGATCAGTCCAATTATTAATTGGTGTTGTACCTTCTGTCCTTAAGATTCCTTCTTTCTCTTCAATCCTGTCACGGGTAGTAGCGTTCTTATCAATCCTAAGAGCATGGAAGTCCATAAACTCCATTAAGGTTGGAACAGTAACATCTGCTCCCGTGATAGGATCTTGTTTAATAACATACCCTTTAAAGTCGTTTAAGTTTAAGAACTCCGCTGTCTTAAAATATTTAAGCGGAATAACATCGTTGATATGCGCCCGTATTTCATTTAACTGGTCAAGGGTAGTAGCTTCTTGGATAAGAGTTGGAATAGAAGCCCTTCCTCTTATAGCAATAAAATCTCCCCGTCTTCCCATTTGTACAAACGAATCATACTCACTATTTAAAGGATCTGTCTGTGCTTTAAGCCTATCCCTTTCTTGGTTAAGTGCAGAGTTTCTTGGATCTCGGCTTATATCATCTTGCCGTGTAAACATGTTTTGCAATTCCATGTATCGATTCATGTACTTAGTTATATTGGCACTTTTTCTTGCTTCTTTCATTTCTGGAAGTGCGTTAATTCTTTTACCAATTTGGAAACGAAGTCTTCTTGTATACATTTGCATCTGATCCCTAACAGCATCTTGCAATTCTTTTCCCGTGTACCCTTGCTGAATAAAGTGTAATTGAGAAGCTTCCCTCATTTTTCTAAGGTGATAGTTTCTTTCAATACCTATTTTTCCAATTGTAGATTCACCTAACGAAGTTAAATCCCTAACCCTTTTACTTTTATCTTTTGCTTCTCGTATTGCTTGTTTTTTAAATTCTTTGCTTTCTCTTTCTCTTCGTGCTTCTGGATTCATCTCTTTTCTTTTTTTGATCTGATCTTCTTTTTGTTTTCGTGGGGTAAGCTCATTCATACTGGTAGTTCCATCTCGTCTACCAGAAACATAAAGGTTAAATAAATCTTTGTTAACCCTAACAATTTTTTCCATTTCATCAATGATAGGCATGTTTTTAAGCCTTACACTTAAGCTGCTTAAAGATAAAATGTTTTGAATGTAATTACAAACAAGCATTCTACCCCCATCTCCCCTGTGTACTCGTTCTAGTTCTTCTTTTACTTTGTGTTGTAAGTCATACATGTTTTTAATACCAAACGATCTCATTTTTTTTCCAAAGCTTGCACTGTCCGCAATGTTAATCAAAAGAGGATCAGTTTTAACTTGAACCTTGTCTTTAACTTTTGTAAATACAAACTCTTGCATGCTTGAGCTAAACGCATACTCAAAGTATTTGTTTTGCACAAACGGCAAAAACTTACTTAAGAAATCTTTACCCATTGCATTTTTTAAAACACCTCGTTGGTTTTTACTCCATTCTTTTAATATACCTTTTCCTAACTTATTTATTTCTTCGGCTATTACTTGTCCTACTTTAGATTTAAATTCATCAGTGCTTTTAATTCCTTTAGGATCATCTAACATTTTTTTAATATCTACATTTTCTTTTACTTTTTTAAGAACATTATTTTTATTTAATAACTTACTTTCAACAATTTCATTACCCATAGCAGCTACTGTTCTTGCCCCTGCTGCTGTTCGTACATACGCTTTGGGATCAAACCCAATCTTTATCATTCTGTCCATTAAAGCTTTATCTTTAAACGCTCGCAGAATTTGATCATCGTCTTTTTTGAATATAGCTAACTCACGGTGGTTTACTTCTTTTTTATACGCTGCTTGTACTTTAGGCATATCTACTTTTGCTGGGTCATTAACAGCATATGAAACCAATAAACCTAATACTTTACTTTCTTTGCCTAACTTTTTTATTAAGTCTTTTGCTCTTTTAGGGTGGAGCTTAGTTCCTATGTTTCTAATACCTCTTAAGTCACCAGCATTTAAAAGTTTTATAACCTCCCTACTCAAAACAAAACTATCTCTAATTTGTCCTGGTGCAATATTACCCGTAGACAAAGTAGCCATACTCTCAACAATTTGAGTGTTATAAAAGTAAACTGCCTTTGTCAGCTTTCTAACTTTTCTAAACTCCAACATCAATGAGTTTTTAGCAGCAATAGTAAAAGAGTCTTTTGGTAACACATTTAATAAATCATCAAGAGCATTTGAAGCTTCAACGGCATTTGCTGAATTAAGAATTTTTTGTATAGGTGCAGGTAGTTGTTTAATCTTAGAAATGATCTCTGCAATTTCTCTTTCGGCAGCTTGAAGCTCCGAAGCATTAGACCTTGTTGCAGAAGACTTATACAAACCTTCCCACTTTTTAAAATCACTTGTTGTAGGATTTCCTATCTGCCGAATAATATTTGCCCTTGCTTGCCCTGCTGTTCCAACCACTAAATTATTTACCGTATTTTGTTCTTTACTTAATACCGACTTTTTTCCTGTCCGTGCAAACCTTGCTTCTTCTACAAACTTAAAATGCTGATCTGCAAAAGCTTTTCTTCTTTCTAATGCTCCCAAAACATACTTATCCCCTTCTTCATAAGCAGTTACAATTCTATCCCAAGCTCGAGGTTTATCTTTCTTAAGCTGTTGCATAAATGTAGACTTAAGCCAATTGTTTTTTAATAAGCTAAGATGCTTACTTACATCTGTGACAAAAGTATTTCCCACCAAACTTCTATAAACGCTTGGGTTTCTTCTTCGTACTTCTTTTATCCACTTTGATAATTCTGTGGCACTACCATCAACAGGGAGAGGAAGGATAGAATTACTTTTTCCCATAGCCCGAAGCAATGCACTACCTCGTAAATCTAAATCAGTCATCAAGCTTGCTATATCCCCAACATTTCTATGCCTGTTCAAAAGGTCTTTGATTCTGGAATTTATTGCCATTTTTTCATCTCCGTGGCATCTTTCTATTGATCCATATCTTAATTTATACCATAATAGCAATATTAGCGATCTTAAATATAAGGGTTAATTATGGCAAAGCGTAAGCGTAAACTTCGCCTCCCTCCTGACCAAGCATCAGATAGGGATCTTTCCACGCTTCTATCCTATGGTCCTTCCTTTCTTCCCTATGTTGCTGCATGGACAGACTCTCGCATTGAGCAAGTTCGGAACTTTAAGCATTGGATATACATTGCAGTCCGAACTATTGCCAAGCAAGTTGCCTCTCAAATACCTAATGTGTCGTGGACATACCATCACTCTCTAGCTGCTCCCCGTGCAAACTACCTACGCTCAAAAGCTCTAATACCCCTGCTATCCCACGAAGACTTAGAACCAGTACCGGACAAACACCCCTTACTGCGTTTGTTAAAAGATCCCAACGATCCCGACACTTCCTATGATCTTTGGTATGAAACCATCATGTTTCATCACCTCACAGGTATAGCGTACTGGTGGATGCCCAAGAACGCTCTTGGCCTCCCTGCTGCAATTTGGGTAGTACCTTCCCATTGGATGTGGCCCATTGTTGGTCAAGACAAACTTATTGAAGGCTATGAGATTCGACCTATTGAAGGTAATTACTTTCGTAAGTTCTTACCCGTTGACGAAATTGTTGTGTTTAAAGATAAGTCGCCCATCTCAAAGATTGATGGTTACTCCCCTCTGACAGCAGGCGCACAGTGGGGCGATACAATGGAAATGATTAACCGCTCTCGTTGGCATGCTTACAAAAACGGAACATTCCCAACAGTAGCTGTTCAGTTTGATGGGAAGTTTCAAGACCCTAGTGATGAAGACCTTCGCCGAATTGAATCCAAGTTTATGTCCCGATACACAGGTGAAACCCGATCTAACCGTCCAATGTTTTTACCGCCAGGTGTTTCGGTTAACCCAATATCCCTTGGCATTAACCAAATGTTATTCGGTGAAACGGCAAACGAAGTAAGAGACAACCTACTAGCCTTGTTTGGTGTACCCGCCTCCGCAGCAGGGCTTTCTAAAGACATGACATATGGTTCGGTAATGGCATCTCATGCTGGGTTTATGCAGCAAACTATTAACCCTTTACTCCGTTATTTTGGTCAAGTAATCACTGAGAAGGTTGCTCATCGTTACGATGACTCTTTAAAAGTTTGGTGGGAAGACATCACCCCGCATGACCCAGAGCTTGTAGAAAAACAAATTCAAACCGATTTGATGTGTGGTGCAATAACTCCTAACGAAGTTCGTATTATGCGTGGCAGACAACCTTTTCCAACAGCATGGGGGGATAACCCAATTCTTCCTGTTAATGTTGCAAGCACTCCTATGGGTGGTACACATGCTCCCGTACCCGCTCCTTTATCCAATCCAAACGATAACAGAGGATAATCATGAGTAAATTTGAAATACCATCATCGCTTGAAACAGCTAGCCCCGAACTACTTAGAAGGTTTATTCAAGACCGAAAAGCTTTTCATAACGACCAACTAAAGAAGTCTGGGGTACTCTCTCTACCTCCCCAGTACTTACGAAACATGGCTCACACCCTAGGCCAATCGCCTTCCGCTCCCCTAGCTCTTGATTCAGATGATGCTGAAGAGCCAAAGGTAGATACATACAACATGACCGCTCGTTTTGTAATTACAACATCGGGCAAAGATAGACACGGTGATATTGTTTTACCCCGAGGTTGCGTATCCCATCTTAAAAACTATACTCGTAACCCTCGAATATTCTTTGCTCATAAAACTGAAGAGCTTCCTATTGCATCTGCCCGTGACCCAGAAGGCAACCTTGCTCTTGAGATTCTTGAGGACAAAATCTACTCTACAGCTTACTTCCACGGAGAAACCCGTGAATCAGAACTTATCTTTCGTCTAATAGCTCGCAAAGAATTACAAGCTTGCTCCATAGGTTTTCTTCCTATTCGAGCTACTCTTATTGAAGATGAAGATGAAGAAGACCTTATCGACATAACAACAGGGGAAGAAATTCTCAACTTCCGTTCTAACTCTTCTCGTCAAATGCCCTGCCTTCGATTTTTAGAATGGGATATGATTGAGTGGAGCGTAGTGCCTATTCCTGCAAACCAAGATGCACTTGCAGCCCACCTTTCCCGTGGACACATTGAAGGGGAAAAACTTTCTCCTTCTATCAAAAGAACATTATCTTCTTTTGTGTCTAAAAAGAAAAATGTTTCAGTTTCACTTTCTCTTCCTTTAATCCAAGAAGAAGAAAGTGAAATTGAAACTCTGGAAAAAGAAATTGAAAAAGAAATAGAAGAAAACGAAAACGAAAAAGCTGCTGAGGTAGATAAAGAAAAATTAGACGAAGTGTTTGCAAGCTATAAAAAAGAAACAAACATGGGTTATGCAGCCCTTAAGAAATGGTCTGAGAGTGCTTGTTCTAAGCGAGCATCTTTAAGTAGAGGTCCAATCAATCGTAACCTAGAACTTTTATCTACTCCTAAAGATAAGTGGACAGCAAAGCATATTACATGGGCAAACAAGACTATAGCCTTTAACACTCGCATGCTTGGTATGCCTAGAGGTAAAAGACTTTCTGAAGAATGTCCTTGGTCAAAGCGTGACATCTCTTTAAAGAATTGGGCTTACGACCCAGGCAAGACTCCCGAAAGTAAAAAAGAGTTAGGTGAAGAAATAACTCACCAGATGTATGCAGGGCCTAGTCCTGGTGTTGATCTTCCTTTAGCTGAAAAAAAGAATCCTCCCGCTCCACCTAAAGATCAAATAACGGGAAGTGATACAAACAAGCCTAACTCAGCTTCGGATGATAAAGGCAAAATTACAATTAGTCAGTCAACCGAAAAAACTCTTAAGAACAAAATAAAAGAGCATAATGAAAAAGTAAAAGAAAAACCCGCATGGGCAAAGACTACTCTAGGGGCAGTCAAGTCTGTGTATCGCCGAGGGGCAGGGGCTTTCTCTTCCTCCCACCGTCCTAACATGACCCGTGCTCAATGGGCTTTTGCAAGGGTTAATGCTTTCTTATACCTCTGTAAAAATGGAAAACCAGAAAACAAAAAATACATAACAGACAATGATCTCTTACACAAAGATCATCCTAAGTATTCCAAAGAAAAAAAATCTATTAAGAGTGCTAAAACCCTATCACACTTAGAAACAAATTCTTTGTTTGGTAAACTTTTAGCAAAGCAATACAAGGCAGTAAAGTCTGAGGTCAAGATGGCTATGGCAGTCCTCTTGTCCTTGCAAGAAGGATTACTCCCCGAAAAAATTAAAATCGGGGTTTACATCATCCTTGCAAAGCATTATAAATTATTAGATATAACCTCTCCGGTTTATCGCAAGATTTCTAGCCTTGAAGAAATTAAAACGATGTTTCCGGAAATTGACATTAAGGAGTTTACTACCGTGGCAACCAACGAAGAAAACTGGATTAAGAGCGCAATGGATGAATTACAATCACCCCCTACTCAGGGCAAGCCAAAAAAGAAAAAGAAAGAAGATGAAGACGAAGAAGAAAAATACGCTTCTTCTAAAGACGATGAAGAAAAAGCAGAAGATGAAGATGCAGAAGAAAAAGCTGCTAATGACGAGGATGAAAAAGAAGACAAAGAAGTAGACGAAGAAGAAAAAGAAATGGATGAAGAAGAAAAAGCTGAAGACGAAGACGAAGAAAAAATGGTAGAAACCAAAGATATTCTTAAGTCTATGTCCGCAGTAATGCAATCCATGCACGAATGCTCAAACGCTCACACCGAGCTTCTTAAAGGTCTTCACGAAAAGATGGACGAATGTATGAAAGCATTTGCTCCTAAAGAAGACAAAGAACAGGAAGAAGACGAAATGAAGTCTATTCTTTCTGGTCTACTAACACTCAAGTCAAACCAAGACGCTTTAAACCGCCGTCTGTTTGAAGTGACAGGAAAACGGTAATGTCTTCGCCTAAAACGAAAAAACATTCTGGTACTTGCTCTACTTGTTCTTTTTGGGAATCCCAAGAAAAACAAGTAGGGGAATGCCATCGCTTTCCTCCGGTTCTCATTCAATCCGTACCTGGCAGTCATTTGCTTCCAGAAGGAAAGATGGGAATTTTTCCCTTAACCCAAGCAACTATTACTTGTGGTGAGTTTAAGTCCTCAACCCTTTTATAAAGGAATCTATTCATGGCCGAGAAAAATCTTAAGCCCGTGCTGGATGCAATCCAGAACATCACGGACACTCAGTCCAAGTTCCAAAACAAATTGGAAGAAATCGAAGTAGGCTCAAAGTCTGCTCGAAACAATTCCACCCTTAACGCTCCCCAAGTGCGTAAAGGCGAAAACACTATGAGTAGCCGAGGCTATAGCTTCGTAAAACTCTTTGGTCTTCTTCGTGGCGAACTTGCTCCTGAGCAAGCACGGGTTGAATGGGAAATGGCACAGAACCTTCAAAAGCTTTATGTAGACCGTCTTGGCTACAACAAAGCCCACACTAACACAATCATGGCTCCTTTTGGTAGCGATTACATTGCTGAAATCCCTGGCGAAGAAGGCTTTGCAAAGGAAGTAAGGCAAGTTGTATCCGCTGGCATTAGCGGTTATGACCGTGAAGAAGTGCGTGGCATTCGTGCCAAACATTGGGGTGTTCAGAAAGCAATGTCTTGGATCGATGAATCCCAAGGCGGTGCTTTGGTAGCTCCCCCAGTCCAAGGCGAACTTATTGAACTTCTTCGTAACAACGAAGTGTTTATGGCTGCTGGTGCTCGCACCATTGCAATGCCACCAAATGGAAGAATCACCTTCCCAAGACAAACCAATGCTGGCACAGCTTACTGGGTTGGTGAATCCAACGCAGTTCAAGACTCAACACCCGCAACAGGTGATGTGCTCTTGCAAGCTAAAAAGCTTGGTATCTTGTGCAAAGTTCCAAACGAACTTTTCCGATTTAGTTCTGTCTCGGTTGAAATGTTCTTGCGAGAAGATATCAGCCGTGTACTTGCTTTGCGTTTGGATAAGTCGTTGTTGGAAGCTGCTGGTTCGACTAACGAACCTAAGGGCTTGATCAACTACGCTAACATTACCAGACACACTGCCAAGACTCCTGGCACAAACGGTGACACCTTCACACCAGAAGATGTTGCAAACATGATTGGTAAAGTCGAAGAACAAAACGCACAGTTTAAGTCCTTCGTTATGCGACCTCTTATGTATGCTGCAATCGCCAACAGGCGAGCCGATGCCGTCACCGCTGGTGATAGCAAAGGACCATTTGTGTTCAACATGTTCCGTGAGTTGAACCAAAACAGCATTGACTACTCTCGAGGCACCCCTGGCAATCTATACGGCCACCCCGTATTTAAGAGCACCCAGATTTCCGCTAGTAGGTCTAAAGGAAGCTCAAGCAACCTTTCCTACATCCTTGGTGGTGATTTTGCTGATTACCTCATTGCTATGTCAGGTGCCATCGAGTTTCAAATTTCAACACAAGGTGATACACCCTTCACGACCGACCAAACTTGGTATCGAGGGATTATGTACACTGATGGCGCACCTCGCCATGAAGCATCTTTCGTACTTTGCGATAACCTCAATATCGCTTAATTAACAACCATGTTGCCCAGAGGCTAACCCCTCTGGGTTTTCTAAACTCAAACATAAAGGAACACTATCCATGCCAGCTACTTTTATTGCAGACTTGAAGAATCAAGGAATGGGTGCAGCTTCAATCGCTCCCGTAACAGCCCCTGCTTCTTCAGTAACCGGAACCGGAATTGATCTTCAGCTTTCCGATGGCCCTATTAATGCACTCTTGGTAACCGGAACTGCTTCCGGTGGAACAAGTCCAACCCTTGCTGTCAAAGTTCAAGAGAGCGATGACAACAGTAACTTTGTAGACCTTAAGAGTTATGACACTCTTTCTGGTTCAGACCTTAGCGGTCAGTTCCAGTTCTTGGGCAAGCTTCTTCGCAACAAACGATATGTAAGAGCCGTAGCAACCGTAACTGGTTCGCCAACTGCTTTGCCATTATCTGTTGTAATCATTGCAAGCAAGAAAATTGCTGGTGATGGTAACGGTGCTTTAGTTAGCTAAGTAGTAAACCTTAACCCCGAGTAAACCATGCTTACCAGCTTGGCCCAAATCAAGGCATTCTTGAATATATCGGGGTCTGATACTACACAAGATTTTCAATTGAACGGACTCCAAGTTGCTGCTGAGTCGATAATACAATCTCGAATTAAACGCAATTTGGAGTCTGCTACTTATACTGAGTACCACGCTGGTAACTCTCAAAGAACAATTGCGCTTCGTAACCGACCAGTACTTTCAATCACTTCAATTTACGAAGACTTTAACGCATTTAGTGGAACAAAAGATAATTCTTTTGGCCCTGACACCTTACTAATCGCTGGGCATCATTACGCTCTTGATATAGATGAAGGTACAACTACATCAAAGTCTGGCCTAGTCATTCGCATTGGTGGAGTCTGGATGGAGATTGGTAGAGTATACTTCCCTGGCAAACTCGCAGCAGAGATTGGGCCGACATACGGCAATCTTAAAATAACTTACCGAGCGGGCTACGATGTCATACCACAAGACATTCAATACGCTGTCTGCCTTTTAATCTCCATAATGAAACGCACCCTGCCTTTTGGTGGTAATGTTGCATCAGAAAAAATTGGTGATTACGAATACAAGATGTTTGATCCATCTTCAACCAAAGATCCATTAATAAGCTCTGTAGATCAAATACTCTCCCGCTATAGGGAGCAAGCTCTTTAATGATATCATCTTCCTTAATTACAGATACCGTAACCTTAGAACGACCTTACATAACTTTAGACGAAGTAGCTGGTTCTAAAAGAGAAGTATGGAATCCCGTAGTAGGTTCACAAAATATCCCTGCTTCTATTCAACCAGTATCTGCACAAGTACGACAAGACTTTGCTTCCCGTCAAATAATAATAACCCACCGGATTTACACTCGTTCAGATTTAAAGGCCCAGCGGGGTGATCGTGTTCGCCCTAACAAGGGTACAGCAGTTTACATGGTTACAGCATATTATGACCAAGGTGGTCGTGGGCAAGTTTTTATGATTGAAGGAAGAGAGGTTAGTGCTTAATGGCTTCCCCTAACCCACCCACTCACACCCTAAGCAAAACCTCCGCAAGTTCATTTACTGCAAACATTGCTTGCGAATCAAACCTTAATGTAGACCTTTATGTAAGAAGATCAGCATCTTCTTCTGAGCAATACAATTTATTCTCAACCCGTTTAGGACCTGGTTCTATTTCCGTCACAGGAAGAATACCCTACGAATACTACCAAACCTACACAGTTACCCGTGATAGTAACAACAATGTATCTACACCCTACTTTGCCTCTATCGACCTTAATGTTCCAAACTCAGCCTTATCTGCAATAAGGTCTAAATGGCTTGCAACCCCTGCATTGGTTTCTTTGTTTAAGGGTGGTTTATTTGCAAATGAAGCTCCCGAAGGTGTGGAAGGTAAACCTTTAGTAATGCCGTATTGCATACTTAGAGAACAAGATACTGACTTTCACTTTATGATGAGCGAACAATACTTTCAAACTAGCAGCATAGACTTTATCGTTTTTGCTCCTGGTGCAGCATTAACAGAGACTTGTATGTCTTTAATTCGAGAAAATTACGATTGGCAAAACCTTCCTTTTGTCAAACCCGAAACCTACACCATAGCCATGCACCCTACCCACAGTTCACTGACAAGTGAAAATTTTCGGTACAAAGATGGTAATTTGATCTTTCGTGGATCTGTAAACTACGATATTATTATTAACAGGATCCTCTAGTTTTTTCCTTAAGGAGATTTTTCAATGCCAACAACTCTTTCTGTATCCGGTATTAAAGCTGGATTTTCTTGGGACCTTCAAAAGACAAACACTTTTGGTGCTAACACCTCCAATAGTGGAAGCTTTTCCTACTCGTCTTCTTTGGCTACCGGAACAGGTGTAGACAAAGCAAACCTTTTTTATGCAACGCAAGAAACCATTGCTGCAAGTGGAACACTAAACCTTGATCTTTCAAACAGTAGCACCTATGACCCATTGTCTACAGCAGTAGCTTTTACCAAAGTAAAACTTATTTATATTGAAGTTGTGACTGACCCAGAAGGAGTAGCCGTAGGCTCTGGTATCACCGTAGGTGGTCATGCCTCTGCTGCTATGTCAACCTTCTTTGGTGACACCTCGGACACAATTAAAATAAGACAAGGTGGTTGTTTCCAACTTTCTTGTAATACCGCTGCTGGTTATGCCGTAACAGCAACAACCGCTGACATTATCAAAATTGCAAATGATAGCACTACTGCTGGTGTTATTGTTCGCATTGGTATTGTAGGCGAAGCGTAATAGTTTTTTTCCAAACCCAATTAAGGAGCTTCTCAAATGGCTACAGCTATTTCCGGTTTTCGTGGTCGTGTTATTGTAGGTACTTCAACCCTCTTGGCTTCCAAGTGGTCTGTTACTTACAAAACCGAATTGCAAGATTGTTCAAGCTTTGAAGAAGAAACAGGTGGTGCTAATGGAGCTATCACTCCAATCAGCCGATATGTTGCTTCTTTGTCTGACATGGAAGTTTCAATTGATGCTTTCTACGATGTAGAAACAGGCATTATCCCTGCCCTTAAGCCTGGCTCTTCTGTAGCTTGCGAATTGTATACTAACAAAGGAGCAAGTGTTCCTTTTGGTATTCCAGCGGGGGGTGCAGGTGCAACAGCAAAGAAATTTGCTTTCAATGTTCTTATTGAAAACCTTACTACTGACACTGAAGTTAGAGGCGTGATCAAATACACGATCTCTGGTCGTGTAAGTGGTGGTCAGACCTTGACCCTTGCTTAATGTTTTTAGTTTTCAACTGGAAGAGCCTTTGGAACTTCCGAAGGCTCCTTCCTTGTAAAAGGAAGGTATCCTATGGCCCGTGCAGCCGGATATGGTGGAAGAGTACTGATCAACGACACCGTGCTTTACGCAAACAAGTGGGCTGTTGATTACACTCTTGAAACTGATGAAGGTACTAGCACTCAAGGAAACCAACCTGTTTACTTTAACCCCGCTAACCCTCAGACTTACCGACTGAATACAAAACGGTTATATCCCAAAGTAGCAGAAATCTCCATAAACTTTGAAGCATTCTACGACACTTCTCATGGGTGGCTAACTGCTTCGGCTCAACAAGGCGGTTTCTTTTGGGGTCTATGTCCTGGAAGAGAAGTTAGAATAACTCTTTTTCCAGCAACGCATCTTCGCAATAACGCACTCTGGTATTTTCAACAAGCTCTGATTGTCCAATGCACCCAGACCGTGGAAGTCAGGCAAGTTGTAAAAATAAATTTTTCGGCTAAGAACAACGGTCCCAATTACACTATTAACATTTAGGAGTTTGATATGGCTGAGATTTCTAAAGCCCTTGGTCTGGGCAGCAGTTTTGCACATGAAGGAAAGACTTACACCTGTTCCCCGTGGACATACAAGATCCAAGGCGAGTTTGAACGCTACCTTGAAGATCATGCAATCCGCACAGCAAAACGCATGAGGCAATACCTTAACCAAGAAGAATACTCTGACCTAATTGCAAAAACACAAAAAGACATTGCAGAAGGTTATTACGCTTTTGGTGCATCACCCTGCATGAGAGCAATGCAAACTCTTACGCACTTTAAAAAAATACTACAACTGTGCCTTATCGTTAACCACCCTGACATTGACATGGAGTTTGTTGACGAGCTTGTACAGAACCGTCTTGAAGAAATGATGGCAAAAGTTGGAGAGGCGAACAACGACCCAAACCAGAATGGTCCGGAGGCAACTCAGAACCAGGCCGCCGGATAACCATGTCTGGGGTTTTTTCAACGCTAGTTAAAGAGCCTTTCAACCTTTCAATAGAAGAGATTGGAAGGCTCACTCCCTACCAAGTGAAAAACATCTTCTTTCGACCTAAAGAAGCAGATGAACCAGTGGGTGAGTTTCAAAGCGAGAAAGAACTTTTCTGGAAGGTTCATGTTGATTGGAAAGGGCTTACCGAAGACGAAACGCAAAAGTTGTGGGATCGGCATATTCGGAAGCAAGAAGAAAGTCTAAAAACACCACCGGAGAACTCCGATGATTAATGAAGGTGAAAGCCACAAAAAGCAACGGCTTATGCAAACTCCTTATACGGGTGCAGAAGCCGTTGGTAAGCTCCTTAAAAACTTTGGCCAAATATCGGAAGCTGTCTCTAGATTTGGTAATACATTAAACGCAATTCACATTGCTGCCGAAAACATTGAACATGAGTTTCGCAACCTTGCTTCAATGATGTCTATGACACGGTATTCAATGTCCATGTCTAACAACTCTCCTATGTACGGTGCTGGGGCAAAGCGCACAAACTTCCCCAGCCCACAAGAACGACTAATAGAATTTGAAGTAGTCGAACGAGCTAAAAACAATATCCGTGATCAACTCAAACAAGAGCGTGGCGAACAACCTTTTAAAGACAACGCAACCCGACTAGATGAATACGAATCATTCTTAGAAGAAAAAGAAGCAGCGTACAAAAACCATAAAGCAAGAATGGATGACTTGTACAAGAGAGATGGAAAAGAACCAGTCACTACCGAAACAAAAATAAACGAATACCAAAAATTCTTAGATGAAAAATACACTAGGTTACAAACCTATTTAAAAAAAGAACTAGACTTATTTGCTACCATGCAAAAAGCTAGAGGACTTGAAAAAGTTGGAATAAATAAATTAATTTTTGAATACGAAGAATCTTTAAAATCACAAAACAAAAGAAAAAATAATAACAAAAACAACAACTCTGGTTCTGATTATGTATCTGGTTCTGCCCCTGACTATTCAGAGATGCCAGCAGTACCTAAAAAGAAAGCAGCTATAGTTGTATTAGACTTTGAAACGGCTGGTGCGCCTGGTGCAGATATACAAAAAGATAAAAACGATTATGTTAAATCAGCAGACATTATACAAATAGCAGCCGAATTTAGAGATGATGTTGGCAATGTACTAGAGACATTTAATGTGTTTTTAGACAAACGAAGTAAAGAAATAACGCTACCGTCTAAGCAAGGATTAGGTGGCGACAAGTTTGCTGGTCTTCAAAAGGCTTGGCAAGAAGCAAAAGACAGTGGCAGCATGGTTACTATGGAAGATGCTGCTGCCAAATTAAAAAGCATAATAGATTCTATAGTTGTACCTGGTGTTACAAAGTTTGTAGTTAAAGACACTTTTGATACTGAGATAGTTCAAAATAACGACACTGATAAAAACAAATTGCTTCAGCCCGTCCTTGGGCCTTTTATGCAAAACAGTGATGTTATTGATGTTCAAGATGTATTTAAACAACTGTTTGAGAAAGAAAAAGAATTAGACCCTAGTAAACAAAGTGCCACTCAAAGAGCAATGGCAGATGTTGATAGCACTTCCGGTGGAACAAATTATGATAAACAAGTTTTTACTATTGAAACAATGTTTGCTGCTCTTAAGCCTGAGTTAGAAAAATTAGCTAATGAATTAAATGAAAGCAGTACAGACCTTGGAAAGTTTCATAACGCTCTTGGTGATGTGCGAATTGAATCGCTTCTTTATCTTTTTGCCCAAAGAAAATTAAAAACAATAGCAAAAGAAGCTGCTACTAAAAATCCTAACCCAACAAAAGGATCTAAAGGTAACACAACTGCTTCAACAAACACTTCACCTAAAAAACCAAACAATACTTACTCATCAAACAGTGGAGTGCAAAAAGTAGAAGTAGTAGCTCCCCTTCCACTTCCAGTAATTATAGTTGGAGGCGGTGGTAATTTTGGAAGTGGTGGTGGAAGTAACGGAGGCAATGGAGCACCCCCGTTTACACTTACTTTTCCTATGGTAGATGATAAGTGGATTGAAAAGTCTATAGAAGCATTAAGAAAAGAACGACAAAATGATGAAGCAAGAAAAGCTGGTGGAAAGCCAGCAAGCAAGAAAAATACAACTAATACCACTAACGATTTTAGCGGTGGCAAACCCTCGGCACCTAATGACAATTTTGTAAGTGATAGTATTGTTGATCAAATTATAAATGGA